AAACACACTCTCCATGCTTACTGCCCAGTTACACTTATCTTGGAAACAAGTGGGGAGGGCTCGCTGTACCAACAGTAGCCAACTCTAACAGTGTGACAGCAGGAAGCTTTGCCACACCTACATACTCTAGTCAAGAGAGCACGCTCTCTAGCTGGGGTGTGAAGGGATGGAAGCGCGCACGGCCGGGTAACCCCGTCGCGAGCCTGTTCACATCTGTGGGCGAGTTAGCGAAGGACGGACTGCCTAGAATTCCATTCGGTGGTAAAATCTACCAACGAGGTGGGATCTTCCGTGGTCCGATCCGGACGCTGCCGCAACGTGCTTTGCAAGCCGTTGCGTCGTTCAAGAACCTTGGGAAAGAGTATCTCAATCTCAGGTTCGGCTGGGAACCTCTTGTTAAAGATCTCATTGAGATGTATAATCTCACTGAGACGATTGACAGGAGGCTAGCCGATCTACGCCGGAACAATGGGCGTAGCTTGAAGCGCGAGCGTGTACTGAAGGATTCCACTACTGTAACGACGTCGGGAGGCTCTCAGAATGGCCCATTCGGGTTTCTGAAACCAACCCCGATTATCATCGGAGGCGGAACCTCATCTTGGCAGTCTATCACAACTGTCAAGGAGAGGATCTGGTTCGAGGGTCGTTATAAGTATTGGGTTCCCAATATTGGGAGCCCAGAGTGGGATCGACGAGCCAGGGCTGTGCTATTTGGGGCGTACCCCACACCGCATGCGGTGTGGAAGCTCCTTCCCTGGTCTTGGTTGATCGACTGGTTCTCCACCATAGGAGACTCGCTTTCGAATATGTCCGAAAACGCAGTCGACAACTTAGTCGCCCAATACGCGCATGTCATGAGACAGTACGAGGTCACGACAGTGACCACCGTATTCACCTCATGGGGTGGTAGGTCGGGTTCGCCCTCAACTTACTCCGCAGGAAGTGCTGTTGCCTCAGTGAGGAACAGTTCAATCCTGAAGACGCGCATGGTGGCTACTCCCTACGGTTTTGGAATTGCTTTTAACGGCCTTACGGCGTATCAGCAATCCATCCTCGCGGCTCTTGGCGCTTCGCGCAAGAGCTTCACCTAAACACCAAGCAGGAAGCCACATCCATGGCATTTGCTGACCCGCAGTCTGTCACCATCAACGCGGTGGCAAAATCGCTTCCCGAGTTCAACCGGGGTACGGACCGTGCCGTGTACAAACACGCCACGGAAGAGATCGATCTGGAGATCCGTAAGGACTTCCGGAATACGGCCTTCCGTACTCAGGTCAAGCTCACCCAACGAAAGACGGGTGCGGACGCGATCAACCCCGCGACCAACAAGCTCTACGAGTGCGACGCGTACCTCGTCATCCGTGGTCCCCGAAATATCGGGTTCACGGCTACCGAGATCGCGAAGAACGTCGAAGGGCTCGTTGACTGGCTCTCCGATGCGAACATCGTGAAGCTGATCGGCGGCGAGATTTAACTCTCGTTGTCGTGGGTGGGTGCTCCTAGGAGGCCCACCCTCCGATCATTTCTCGATGCCTACGGCTGGCTTACTACCAGTTACGTAGACGGAAGAACCTTTTAGGTGACCGATTACGTCAGCTGTGTACCATCGATAACATCATAACCTCCGTCCCGAAAGGATGGCGTCATGAGTACCTTGGTAGATGTGGTCCTGCGCGTACTGGCAGATGCCGGTATGCAGGCTGGTGCCGACCCCGATGAAGTCCAGAGATCTTTGGAATTCATCGCTGCTCGTACAAAGAAGGAGGGTGAGGAGTTCCTCACGATCTCCCTACCTTCTTTCGCTAGTGACTTCGAACGGTCACTGGCTGACGGACAACTTACAGCATCTCGATTCCAACGTTGGAAAAAGGATGCAGCAGGAAGGCCCCGTTTTCTGGGGTTCTTCATGTCTCGGTTGTTCGATGAGCAGGGTAGGCTGCGTGACGATGTAGATCCCGACGTTGTTGCCTTCGTGCGTCAGATCACTCTGATGTGCAAGAAGACCCACGGTACCGCCAATGAAGAAAGGCGTACTGCGGCCTTAGGGAGCTACACCGATGTTGAACGCGATATCGACCTGGCTTGGAGCAATGATGACTTTCGCAAAGTTGCTAGAGTTATCATGTCGAGCATCCTGGCGCGAGACCCGAAAGGGTTTAACGCTAGTGATATTCGTCCCAAGCACGGACCAGGTGCGACAGCTGAAGGGTTCACGCCGAATGGCAAATGGACCTTCAGCATCTGGCACGACCGGCTGGAGAAGGTATTCCCTTACAGCCACCATTGTCTCCTTAACGAGAACTTCGTCGAGGAAATGACAAAGGAAGGTCGCGTCGAGTTTCGCGACGAAAGAGACGAGCAACCTGTTAAGGTTGTTTTCGTCCCCAAGACGGTGAAGACACCACGAGTTATCGCCATCGAACCTGGCTGTATGCAATACATCCAGCAAGGATTGATGGACTATCTCGTTCCTCTGATCGAGTCCGGGTACTATACTCGGGGCCGTGTTAACTTCACGGACCAGACTAAGAACCAGGGCCTCGCGCTACTTTCCTCTGCCAACGAAAGCTTTGCCACGTTGGATATGAAAGAGGCTTCGGACAGGGTGTCTTACGCGCACGCGATGCACCTATTCAGTGTCAGTCCTGCCCTCTGGGCAGCGGTTGATGCTTGTAGGTCGCGAAGCGCAAAACTTCCAGATGGACAGACTGTCGTCCTTAAGAAGTTTGCGTCGATGGGGTCAGCGCTGTGCTTTCCTGTAGAGGCGATGGTTTTCTTCTGTGCCATCGTCACATGCAGGTTAGCCTTAAACGCACTGCCTATCACGCCCGAAAACATCTTTCAGATGTCTAGGGACGTTTACGTCTACGGAGATGACATTGTCGTTCCAGTAGACGAGGCACCTGCGATCTGCGACTATCTCGAAGCCCAAGGGCTTCGGGTGAATCGCGACAAGAGCTTCTGGAGTGGTAAGTTCCGGGAGTCTTGTGGTATGGACGCCTATGATGGACAGGATGTGACGCCTGTCTATTGTCGGTATCCCGTACCTAATGATCGCAAGGACGCGAAGGCCCTTACTTCCTATGTGGCCTTGGCCAACGGCTTGCACAGCCGAGGGCTTTGGCAGTCCGCTGCGTTTGTCCGGGTGTTAGTCGAGGATATCCTCGGCCAACTTCCGGTCTCGGCAGTGGAGGGAGAAGGTCTCCGTTGGTCGACCTTTAGCAAGTTGACTGACGTGAGCCGCTGGAATTCCAGACTTCACTGTTTTGAGGTGAAGACCTGGGTTCCGGTGACCGTCGAGCGTAAAGATAAACTCGATGGTCATGCGGCGCTGATGAAGTGCTTCGCCAGCTTGGAAGGTAAAATCCGAGCACTACGGAGAACCCGCGAGTGCTTGGACGACTATTATCGTTTGACAGGTCGTTTGATGCATATTGCGTCGAACGATCTTCCGAACGAGGTTCCTTCCAATGATCCCGAGAGACCATATGAAAGCCAGGTAGTCCAACAAGTCGCGTTCGCACGCGATGTGTTAGATGATCCTGATTTCTATATGGCAACTCAGAGGAGGTTGATGGCCGAGAGCCTTTCGTTGTGGCTCGACCCCGTCATCTCTGAGCAGGAGCACCTCCTTCGCTCCTCGAGAC